CATCGCATACAACACATCTTTTAATAACGGTTGTTCCAGACGGCGAGTTCTCTACTTGCAGCCCGTATTCTTTTTCTATTTTATCAGGATTCATCTTTGATCCAATCTATTAGCTCTGGATTATCGTTAATAATCATTAATATTGCGTTTTCATAAATTCCAATAAAGTAATGTTCCCAGTCCTCGAAATCTGCCCTTCTTTTTGGTCTATTATTGTCAAATACCATTCTAGCAGCATGAAGGACTTCATGCAACAAGGTCACTCTTTGCTTAGATAGGCTAATATCACTTGCAACAACAATCAAATTCCCCTGGTCAAGGGTGTACCCATGCGAACCATCATTAAGCATGCCATCATTGTCTGTCTTACGAAACTCAATCTTAAAGGTCTGAGGACCTATTTTGACCTTGCTTGGCTTACTCGTCATAGTTACTTCCAATCTTTCCATGCTCCACGATTTCTAAACCACACAAATACATGGGTGCCAAAGTAAATATCTAAAGTTATTCTTTCAGGATGTGCGTATAGTGCAATGCCATAACGAACTTCGGGGTCCCACTCTTTATTGTTATAGTGCCTATACTGCAGCATGCTCTTCCCAGTCTCCCTTATACGAATAGTTTAGTCCATGCTCAATAGTATATACACAGATCTCATCTGGCTCTAAGTATTTGGTTTGCTTATCAGATGTGATAAGAAACATGCGGGTACCCTGGGGTATGGCAGTCTCAACATCCATATCTCTCATAAGATTAATATATGTATCACGCTTAGCTATTACGAACTGTGACATTACTTGCGTAGCTTTCTATATACAAAAGCCCAAACGGCTAGGATTACGAAGGCAAAATAATATGCCCAGGCTGAACCAAATAACTCACGCATGACATCCACAGCCACACCTCTCTCCTGTTGATAATTCAATTATACAGGACTCGTGATGCCCTGTCAAGCACCAGCCAAAACTTGTTGTGCCAGGAAGTTTAGAAGCCATCTTTGGCTAGCTCTTCTTGCCACTCCTCATCGGTCCATGGCTTTAGATCAATTGGCGTTAGGTATTCTTTAACATTCTTCCATCGGAGATACTCAGCACCCTTGCCTTCTTGCTCTGCCCACTTCATTTGCATATCAAGAATAGAATAAATACGCTGACGCTCTCTTTCCATACCCTCTGCAAAGCCTACAGACTTGCCGTCTTCATAAGAACTGCTTTCTAGTTCAGCAGTCTCGTAGCCCTCATCATAGCCATCTTCATAGCCCAGAGTAAAGTACTCTTGAGCAAGATCTTGCTGCTCTTCTGTTAGCTCATCATATCCGTCTGCGTCTTCTATTGAAAACATTACACCTCTCCTATCTATAGCTTAAATGTTATGTCATTAGTTAAAAAAATTGGTAAAGCATATCTATCTTGAGAAATACTTTTTACTTGATGCATATATGCATCGGTAGATGGAAATAAGATAAGGTCTCCAGCCTTCTGGCGAACAGTATAATTAAATTGTGTAAACTCCAGGAATCCGTCTGCAATCATATCATTTAGGTAAAAAACTCCACTATATGTGCAGTGAGGATTGCTTCCGTTGTCCTGGTCGTAATGAATTGGTATGCTTGCCCCTGGCCCCTGCTTGGTTAAAAAGAAGTTTGATACATACAGCTTACTTGAAGAATAAAGCTCTTCTGCCTTTGCTTCTGCACGTGCAAATAAATTACGAACCACTGGCTCTATGTCAGAAACTGGCTCAAGAGTGCGAGGACTATTTGATCCTGGGATGTTGTCAATTCCCATAGTGAGTTGCCATCGCTTGGCCTGCTCAGAAAATGTTAGCTTATCAATATTATTATTAATATAGTCTATATAAAATTTACACTCATCTTGAGAACAAAAATTATTTATTATAAATATTTGATCCAATTATAGCTCTCCGATGTCCCAGTGATCTTCTGCATTAAATTCTTTTACATAGCCAACGTAGTTGTTTCTTTGGTCCCCGTTATTTATATCTGTAATAATTCTATTACGAAGGAGGTCTAAAATTCTCTGCCTCTCAAACTTCCTACCGTCTTCAAATGCCTGCTTTAAATCATGTGCGTCAAAACTCATAAGTCTATTATAACAGATGGGGTATAATATGTAAATGGAAAAAGAGAATAAATTTAAGTATTTGGTATTTCCAGATCAGACCTACATTTTAGAGTGGGATGATGGCCTCAAGGCAGAGGTTACTGGTGAGGACATCCTTGCCCAATTTAGGCGTGAATCATATCTTGATAAACTAATTCATCAAATAGACGACAACAACAAGCAATCGCTACAGGATTAGCCGTACACCTCAGAAACAGGCTTTAGGCTGCCCTCTAGGGCTAGTTCTATGTTGTTTTTTAAACGTGCAATCTCTTCTTCTGCAGAGCCGATTTCCATGTCGCCATTGTCTCTTGCATAGTCTAGCAAAGTAGCATTAGCGTATCTACCTACGAGCTGACCATTTCTATCTACCAGGAATTTTTCAAAGTTTCCAAACATGTCTGTTCCGCTCATGGCACTCATCTTGTCAAAAAGTTCGTGAGGAACTTCGCCCTCTGGGAGCTGCTTAAACCAGTCTGCTCCTGGCTTAGAGTTGACAAGCTCGGAAAACTTATAGGAGACATCGTATTTGTCTACTGCATATTCCCGTGCATGAGCTGCATCCCTTAAACCTTCGCAATATTCTCCATAGGTAATTCCGCCACCGCAATACTCATTAGTAGGGACAGCAAGAACCTCAAAGCCTTGATCCTTGTACTCATTGTAGATGTTTTCAATAATTTTAAACTGTGGTGCATTTCCACAGTCTCCAGTAACATTAACAATTAGAGTTACCTTGCCTTTAAATTCTGCAAGCAAATCTTCTGTAGAGTTATCCCAGGAACTCAGTTTGATATCATAAATAGACATGTTTAATCCTCCAGCTCTATTATACTCTCATTTTTTACTTGATAAAGTGTATTACAGGAATAGCAATAGTGGGTGGCACTTCTAACTGAGCAGCCACCGAGAGCTATTAGGCCCCCACGAGCATGCTCTATCATCTTTGTATCTGGGTAGCCATACAGTACTGGCACCATTTCTCCTGAGCAGCCACAAGAATAAGACCTATAATCCATTATTAAATTATAACGACACTATTCAATTTCAATGTATTTTTTAGCACATTCTTTGCATTGAAATTTTTCTATCCCAAATTTTTCAGCAATTACAAGATCTCCAATAATTGCCCTTTCTATGGTAGCAAAGTCGACGTGTCCATAATGAATGGGTACAACCCTGCCATCACATTCAGGACATCTCATGCCTTTATTATAGTTCTGTTTTATGATATAATAGTAATGGCCCCAGTCAGTTGGTGGACTGGGAAGAGTTTATTGGGACTGGCTGGGGTCAAATTCTAATGGGTAGTCCGTGCACACACCCCAAAAATCTATTAAGTCATTACGACTAGCATTAAATATCTCTGGCAAAACAGCAATTGATCTACGAGTAGGCTTCATGTGTGGGTAGGTCCAGGAGTACCCCCAGCTAGTGAGAGTATAGTCATCGCTTTGATGCCAGAAAAAATTTGGTTTTAAAAAATGTCTGTCAAAATACTCTAAAGCTTCTACATTTTTGCAGTGAAGCCAGGACTTTGTAACTATTTCTCTAAATGTTTTATTATCGAGCACGTATGCTGGCCCATCATGCCCAGTAAATAGCTGGCCATCGTGATACCAAATATCTACTTCAACATCGTATCCCAGAACAATTGCTTCTTTAAGATATTCGGGATCATTTTCCTTAGCAGGATTTGGGCCTGCTAAATTTCCTCTATGTGCAATAATTCTCATTTTATAGCTCCTCCTCCATTGCCCTTAAAGAATCCATGACCAGTTCAATGTTGCCCTTAATATAGCGTCCGTCGCAATTAAGACGCAAAACATTTGAATGAGCAAATCCATATTTTTCGCTTAAATTTATCATTACAAAAATAGCATCTTCTTTTGCATATACAGAATGTGCTGAATTAGAGCCAGCAAGGCTAGCCAGGTGTGTGCAATTAGCTACCAGACTTACTTGATCACTAAAAGGTATTTTCATAGGATCAACTATTAGGTAACCCTTATTCTTAAAAAACTTTTCAATCATCAAAACATCTTTTGATAAAAAATTTCTTCCAGAATCTTTCCACTTGCCAGGTGGGATTTGTAAAAATATTTTTTTATTTGGCGACTCACTCGCAATTATTTTATCCTTAAATGCTTCCCTAAGTGTTGGGCCAACTATATTTTGCCACGATGCTTCTGTAAAAATTGGCAGCTTTAATTTTTGTTTTTGCATTTCTCTTTTTAGCCAGACGTTGCTGGGGTTACGAAGCCAGACTAAATTTTTTACTTTTATTTGTTGATATTTTGGAATTCTTTGTTTCATCATTTCAAACCCAAACATTTTGCATAGAGATTGCATTAGCTTGCCAGGCTCTGCGTCGTAGTAAACCGCTAGGACTCTCAGTTCTGGCAATAATTGTTTTAAGTAAAGGGCCTGGCCAATCTCATCAAAAAGACTATGGTATAAAGAGCCACAGTCTCCGCTCAGAAAAAGAACTGGTCTATCGTCTTCAATAATAAATGGAGCTACGGATACGCTATTGTTAATTATGCCAGTATTAAATGCTGATTGCATAATTTTAACTATGGTAGCATCTTTAGTAGTTTTAATTGAATGCTGTGTTTGTGCTGCATTTAAATCTGCAACAATAACCTTTGCCGTTGCTCTTCCATCAGCACCACGAAATTGTACAACATCGTTTATATCAACAAGCGATATAGAATCATGGTCTAAAAAGAGATCTTTATATCCCGACTTGCCATTATTATCTGCTGTTAAAGAATTGAGAATTAGTTTTGCACCAGAATCTTTAAAGTCTTGACAAGTTTGTACAATTTCCTGTAAATGTTTTACCCAAACGTCTTTGCTACAAGAGATAACTGTTTTGCCTGATATAAGACAATCTAAAATAAACTGTCTTGCAGCATCTGTATCATCTATTGCCTCTATAACAACATTAACAGATTCATTCATTGATATCTCGCTTAGGGATGTAATCCACAGCGTAGATTCTCTAAATTTTTCAGGTATTGTACCGATAGCTCTTGGCCTTTTAGTCGCTACAAAAATAAGGTTTATACTTTTTAAATCAACAAGTTCTAAAAAATTCATCCCTACCTGTCCTGCTCCTGCTAATGCGACAGAAATTTTAGGGTTGTCCAGTGTACTGTGATTTAAAGCCAATTACTATTCCTCAACTTTTTTATGAACACGGTTTATTTCAATTTCACCCTTCCAGGCTTTCTCTTCGTATCCACGAGTCCAAACAAAGTTAGCAATAGCATACCTAGTTGGTCCTGGCTCAACCACACCCACTCCGTGTAGGTAGTCTCTACCCGTAGGGAAAATAATAAGGCTTCCAGCTCGTGGCTCTATTGTCAAATTTCTTTTTGGGAAGTAAAGCCTTCCCCCATTAAAATCATCATTAATATAAAATACTGCTGCATATCGCAAGTGCTCGGAAGTTTCTGCGTCAATATGTTCAGCAAGACTTGCTCCAGGATAGTGACGCTGAATGCCCACCAGTGCCGTGGCCTCAAGGTCATCAGTTAAAAAATCTTGAATTCTTCGTGCAAAAACATGAGGCAACTCTCCCTGTAGCTGAAGAGTCCTGTCAATCCACTCTTCATTAATATCAATAAGCCCCTCAGCAATTAAGTTATCTACATCATCTCTACCAAACTTTTGCAATCCCTCTTGCTTTATTGTTTCTAGATATCTAGCACTCCACTCTTCTTCTGTTGCAGAAACACAAAAATTGTAGCAAAAAGCAAGCTCTTCTGCAGTTGCAAAATTATGAATGTAGTAGATGTCTGTATCAAGCCGTTCCCAATTAAAGCCGAGATCATTTAGTTTTTCTGTAATTACCATAAAACAATTATACACTATCAGAAAATATAAAACCCGTCAGAGCATACCTAGTGGGACCTGGCTCAACCAAAGAAACCCCGTGCAAATATTGATCACCAGTTGGAAAAATTGCCAATGCCCCTGTGACTGGGCGAATGGTAGCTCCCAGTTTAGGAAAATACAAGTTCCCGCCATTAAAATTGTCATTTAGGTATATAACACAGGCATATATTAGTGAAGAATCATGCTCAGCATCAACATGTTCTTTTAAAAAAGATCCAGGGTAGTGTCTTTGCACCGTTCTCATCGGCTCTAATGCTGTTTTAGTTTTAAACAATGCCTGAATATCTTGCGAAATTTGCATAGCAACATCTTCATTAATTTCAATAGACTTATCTACCCAGTCGCTATTCATTGTCATAAGATTTTCATCTACGTATTTTTGATAATCGCTGTCGCCAAATTTTTGTAGAGCCTCTCTCTTTAAACCATCAACATAGTCTTTGCCCCAATCTTCTTCTTTCGCACTGGCGATTGTAGAGAGACAATAGTTTAAATTATCTTTTGACAAAAAATTTTTAATTAAAAGTATGTCATTACCAAAATTAACAACATCATACTTTTTAAGCTGCTTTGCCTTTATCATTATGCTGCCCAAATTCTCTCATATATGTTCTTATTTTGTGACAGTTTGAACAAACAACGTCGCATTTTTTAACCTCTTCCCAGGCAGCCTCTGGTCCCTGATTACGAAGAACCCGATATACAACATCTATTTTAACACATTCTGGTCTGTGATCAAACTCTAGAACATAGTGGGGGAACTTGTTGTGACAATCAGAGCAGCCGTGAGCCTCTTTATACAAGTGAAGTTCGTGTAAAGTTTTAGAAAATTCTTTGCGAAATCCTGCACCCTTTATCATATAAAACTATTTTAAGGCACGTATTTAGTATCATCTAAAGTTTTATCTACGTTATAATTATTTTTTTGGTGCTTGTCCCAGAAACCTTTTCTAGAAATAAAGCCAGGAATAATATACCTGTGGGGCCCTGGCCCAGGAGCATTTACTCCGTGCCTCCAATCCTCGCTTGTTGGAAAAACAAGGAGATCACCTGGATCTGGACGCAACTGAATATCCTGTTTGACAAAATAAACCTCTCCGTCAGTGTAATTATCATTTAAGTAAAAAACAGCTGCATATTCTAGAGATGGGTCTGTGTGATTATCAACATGGTCTTTAAGTGGAACACCCTCATATTGACGCTGAATTGTGCCACACCCATTAAAGTGAAGATCATCTCTAAAGTCAAACACTTCTTGTGCCCTCTTGTTAAGAGTTGTGGCCAAATCCCAGTTTGCAATTTTAAGATTTTTGTCATTCCAATTATGGGTTAATTCATAAAGGCCCTCTGCAACTAAATTATCGATGTCAGTTCTTCCAAACTTAACTTTGGCAAGATTGATTGCACCCTCAAGATAGTGGTGCTCCCATTCTTCCTGAGTTGCATTCTCTGCCTGATTTATAATTTCTTCAATTTCTTCAGGCTTAGTGAAGTTTTTAATTAGAAAAATTCTGTAATCAACAACCTCTACCTCATAGCCCAGCGACTCGATATACTCTTTAGTTAAAATAATTTCACTCATGTGTATATTATACACTATTTGGATATCTGTATAATATTCTTAGAAAGAATCTTTATAGTAAATCCAGTAGTATTGGGAATAGTCCCAGACTTAAAGTTAAAGTTATTATTTCCACCGCCGTCAAAGGTGCCTGGTTTTCTAATATAGTTCCACCAGTTCTTTCTATCCTCATATTCTTGAGGCCCACAAGAGTCGCACCTATTGCTTGGCTTTGAGGTATCGAGGTTGTAAGCAGTAATTCCATGCCTTAATTCGGATAGGGTACTAAACTTTCCATCAGTTCGATATTCAACTACGGTTGCGGTTGTTTCACCAGTTCTAAGAATGACGCTTTTAATGCCAGGAGATGCTCCCAATGCGTCCAAAGATTCTACTTGAATTATAGAAGTTGCAAACTGTTTCCTTGCATCAATACATACAATATCATCTGAGTCTAACCAGCCAGCCAAAAAGCTGGGCCAGGATAATACAGACAACGACTGGTTCCATTGTCCCATCATAACTCCATAGGCAGATCCGTTAGCAGGACCATGACCAATAAATCCTTGGTCATGTAAAATTTCATGGACAAGGTGACTCCAAATCTTGTTGGGTTCTCCAGCGTAGGTAAAGACACGAGAAATAAGCTGGCCCTCATCAGTGTTGGCAATGCCAGGGCCATACATGTCTGCCCCCAGCTCGAAGTGAGCTTTTTCTGGAACAACAAAGTATACGAAATGAGTTTTTGAAAAATCATAATATGGATCTGCCACGCTTATCCAGTCTTGCATTTGAGCATACTCAGCGTAGTCGTTTCTCTTTGGATACTCTGTTGCCTTTTTAGGTGCACGAAGCCATTCCGTATGGATTGAAATGTTATATGTCATTTTGCCGTCAGAGTAAAAGTTAGACCATGACCTTGCAAAATCAAAGTATTTTTTATAAGTTGATAAAGAGCTCATTCCGCTAGAGGTAGCATCAGAAAAATCAATTGGAATTACAGCAACATTTACGATTCCAGAGTAAGGAACGTCGTTATTTCTAATTGGAAAGCCCTTAGAGTGTGGTCCAGTCCAGGTATATTCAGGAATTTTGCAAAGATCAACGTTATCTACAAAAGAAACGGTGTCGTATACTGCCTCAGGCTCTTTTGTAGGCTCTGACGGCTTCTCAGAGGCCGTAGGCGATGGCTCTGGGGCACTAGACTCTACGGGCTTAGGCTCCTGCTTTGCTGGAGCAGACTCTTCTGGACTAGATACACCTAGAGACTCTGAAGTTTCAACTGCTGGAGACTCTGAAGGCTCATAAAATGTACTATCATTTTGTGTTTGATTATCTTGTTTGTGATCATTTGTGGGCAAAACATTTGTAGGTCTTGCTTCTGCTACAATTTCGTTTGCTGTCTCATTTACGCTAGTGGTGCTGCACCCAGATAGAAGTGCAACACCTATCATACCCACTATAAATTTTTTCATTACTTTACCTTATTACCGAACCTTGCCCATACTCTTTCATGAATAAAGTAGCCTAGTGCCTCCCAGGCTATATAAAGAAGAGCACCTAGAGTTGCATACTCCCACTCTCCAGTAAACAAAAAGATAACACCAGCAACACCAATTAGGTGAAATACTTCCCAGCTAAATGTTTTAATTAAACTACGTTTTGTTGATTCCATTTTTCCTCCTAAGTAATTGTATCAGGCCAGGGCTAGGCTGTCAATATAGTGCTTCATTCTATCTCGCTTAGTTTTAAGGTAGCCCTTGTTTTCTTCAGAGATGCCCACAACTATGGGGGCAGTGCCTACAACATTTACAACAGAAGATCCATTTAAACAATCAGTTTTTGCGGGGTTGTTCGTAAGCAAGATTACGCCCTTGATGTCCATTTCTTCTAGGATTGCAATTGCAGCACCGTACTCCCTGGCCTCTTCTGGAAGACCTAAGGCTAGGTTTGCATCTACTGTGTCAAGGCCTTCCTCTTGCAATGCATAAGCCCTTAGCTTGTTGATAAGGCCAATGCCACGGCCCTCCTGCCCACGTAGGTAGATGACAACACCACCATGCTCTCCAATTTGTTCTAATGCAAAATGCAATTGAGGCCCACACTCACATTTGAGAGATCCAAAGGCCTCCCCCGTGATGCACTCAGAGTGTATTCTTAGCAATGTGTTTTCTTTGTCAGAGCATCCTGCAACAAGTGCTACATGTTCTACATTCATTACATGGTCATAGTATCCACGCATTTGCATTTCACCGTACACGGTGGGAACTGTCGTAACAGCCCTGAGCTCTACTCTACCCATCAATATTCGCTATCTGCATGCTTTACGCCATGCTTGTCATCAATATACCTATGGGCTTTACGAAGTGCCCCGCCTCTTGCAATTACATATGTTGCAGCAATGAAAACTGCATTCCAAAAAAACTCTGCAATTACATGCTCAGGTCCAAACATTACCTCAATCAAGTGTTCCATGGTTAATTTCTCTCTCTATTACGAACCAGGCTGCATTTATGTACCCGCTGTCGTCTTTAAACTCTTCAAGAAGTTTTAAAATTCTAGCACGCTCAAACTTAATTCCTTTTTCCGCCCACTCATATGCATAATCTGGATCTGTTTCTATATCAATTTTTCTTAACAAGATTATCCTCCATAATTGTTATGTATCCGCCACAGCGAACATATCTGTCTCCACCATCTACAAAAGACTTGCCACACTTACATCGTACAAAGTCATGGCGGTGCATTGACTGGATGACATCATCACATAAATTACAAACACATTTAGGTCCCATACCCATATTATACACCCTCTCAGGGCCTAGTGTCAAGCAGCCAGAAGGCTAATTTTATCTGGCTGAAAACCTGACCAGGAGCCGTTGGTGGTAATAACCACTGGGACAGCTTGATATCCCATATTAACAATCTTAGTATACGCAGCCTCATCTTGTGTTATGTCTACTGTTTCGTAATTAATTCCTAAGTTATCCATCAGTCTTTTTGTAGCGTCACACTGAACACACGCTGGCTTTGTATACACCGTTGTCATATAATATTCTCCTTTTATTAAATTGAATGGACCAATTATACCTCATATTTTGCTTCAGAAACTGGCGTATTTATAACGTTTTGATTAAGCTTGCGTGGTATAATTTATATATGTCTGCCCTTGAATTTACTGCTTCTTATGATGAGGTATTAACCAACAAAGTTTGGGATAATGGACTTAGTAATATAGATGGATCTGAATCTCCTGAAAACCTTTATCTCCATGAGATCAGCAATGTTTTTTTTAATAAAACATCTTATCCAGAATTTACTAGAGAGTACTCAAGAACAATTGGCGGACCATCTTTTTTTGTAGGGATATATGAAAGTCAATTTTATCACTTCATGTGTGATGGGCTTGCACAGTACCTTTGGCTAAGAACATTTATTCCAGAAATAAAAATATATTTTGTTAATGATCAGCCAGGTGCGGTTGATGAGCTTGCAAAAACTCAAAAAGATTTTGTGTCTACCGTCATTCAATGGTGCCAGGAGGAGGGCTTTGGTGGAGAAGTAATAAATCTTTGTACATATAAAAAGCTAAAGGTAGACAAGCTATTCTTGCTGGCAAACTCAAACATTACTTTTTTAAGGGAAAAGATTTCTGAAATATCTATACCGCTACTGGCAGATGTTTTAAATGGAAGTGGAAGCAGACTGCTAATGCTTCCCCTTCTCAAAGAGTTTATTTATAAAAAAGCACTTGAGCATAATAGGCTGCCAGAAGACTTTAATTATCCCACCAGAGTATTTGTGCGACCTGGATTAACAATAGAAAGACTTCAGGCATGGCATGATCAAATTAAATACTTTGAAAAAAACAATGTTGTTTTTGACAAAGATTTAAATATTGTTTCTGACCCCAAGGGCGTTGCTGCTGAGGTAATAAACATAGATTATTGGAGACATACAATTGATTTGACTAATGCTGGTTCAATGCGTGGGGTGGTGGCAGAGCTTGGGGAAAGATACCTTTCTCCTGAAGAAGTTTTGGCAATAGATAACTTTTTTAAAAGAAGAGACTATTTCTTCTTAGACTCACAAGAGCTATCTTGGGTAGACATGCTAAATATGATTATTCGTGCAGAAAAAGTTGCTCTAATATCTGGGGCTGCAATTCTTAATGCTATAATCGCTGAAAGCAGCACCCAAATTGTTTATTTAGAGCCGAATACTACCTATCAATTTAATCACCTTGAGACCCTAGACTTATTTTTTAAAGAAGTAAAGCCTATAATTTATTATGATCAAAGAGAAGTTTTGAGGAAAAAGTTTGACATTAACAGGCTTCTTAGCGATCTAGAAAAAGAAAAAGGAGATTTTTTATAAAATGCCCACAGTAATTATTCCCATGGCAGGAAAAGGAAGTCGTTTTTCAAATGCGGGATACCGCCTTCCAAAGCCCCTTGTAAAAGTAGCTGGCAAAACGCTGGCAGAAATAGCCATTAAAACTTTGGGTCTGCCTGATTGGCATTTTGTTTTTATTACAAAAAGTTTTGAAAACTCTGAGCACAACGAAATGCTTACAGAAATTTTTACAAAAAACTGTAAGTCTTTTACAGAAGTGCGAATAGACGATGAGCATTTAGGTGCAGCACATTCAGCACTATATGCTGAAAAATATTTACAACTAGATGACGAGCTTATTATTACCAATTGTGACCAGGCCCTGAAGTGGGACCCAGAGCTGTTTCTAAGGGAGGTAAGGCATCAGGGTGCCTATGGTGCAGTAGTTGTTTATACATCAAACGATCCGAATCATAGTTACGCACAAATTAAAGAAAATAGAATAGTTAAGCTTGCAGAAAAAGAAGTTATTAGCGATACTGCTTTAATTGGAGTTCACTACTGGAAAAAAGCAAAAGACTTTTTTGACACAGCAAGAAAGCTACTGGCTGAGTATAAGGATTTAGGATATAAAGAGCCGTACGTATCTCTTACCTACAATTATCTTCTTATTAATAAGCCAGTTGTGCCTTACATCTTCCATGGCTCTGAAAGATATTACAGCCTGGGAACTCCAAGCGACATAGATAACTATTTAAATATGGGAGAAAAGGTCAGGCTACATTTTGATGAGATTAGGCACACCGCCAAGGTTGGCGATGTAGTATCTGTTAGTGGCACAATTCCATATAGCATATTAAAAGATGTTGAGATTAAGATGCCCTCTAGAGGGGACGAAGAAAAATATCTTGAAAATGTTTTTTTGTTTAACGCTAATGAAAAGAGTTTTTATCATGGCCTGTGCGACGTTGTCGGACAGTGGCTTGCCCTTAAAAAGCTTACGCAAACTGATATTAGTCCGCTGTATCTTGAAATAAATTCTGATATTTCTTTTAATAACATACAGCCCTTTATGAAAGAGTTGCTGGACCTTGGAATAGTAAACTTACTAACAGTCGATGACACAGTCGGCAGAGTTAAGATTAAAAATCTTTTTGTAATTTCCCCACGAGACTATTCATTGTTTTATAAGTTATTTATGGACTATATTCCTCAAATCTTAACCGAAGAAAGCCACCCTGGAAATCCTGAATATATTAAACTTCTTTTGGGAAGCTCCTCAAAAGAAATTTTAGATAATCTTTCAGTGCAAGACAATACTCAAAAAAATAATAAAGTATTTTTTCATGCCTCCAACAATAAGGTAGGGACTGGCTCATTGGACATCGACGAAACTCACAATCGTTTTGCCAGCAAGGATGAGTACGAGGCTGTTGTTAAATTATTTACAGATGATGGATATGAGGTAGTTGATCCTGAGCGACTAAGCGTTGCTGATCAAATCAATATTGTTAGAAAAGCTTCACACATAGCAACAATTAAAGGCTCAAATAGCGTTCACAGTGCATTTGCCTCTTCAGATACAGTATTTACGATGATTAATTTAAAAAAAGAAAACACATTTCCACATGAAGTAATCGTAAGTTCTTTTATTGAAAATCCAATTTTTATTGACAAGACGGGAAGCAATGAAAACTTATAGAATTGAAAACAGTATTGGCGGATGGTATGTTGGTAATTTTCCCAATGCTGCCTATCAAACAAAGGGCCTAGAGGTATCTTTTAAAATACACAAGCAGGGTGAAAACTGGGATTGGCACTATCATGAGCATTTAGACGAAATTAACTTGCTCATTAGGGGAACAATGATTATTCAAGGAAAGAAACTGGTGCCAGGAGATATCTTTATTCTTGAGCCCCTGGAAATAGCAGACCCAGATTTTTTAGAGGACTGTGAAATTGTTTGTGTTAAAGTTCCTAATTTTACTAATGATAAAGTCGTTGTAAGGAGAGACCGTGAATCTAGATGACAAGATTAAAAATATTTTATTTGAAATAGGCAAAGACATTAAGATTCATAAAATTGATAGAGATAATACAATTATAGAAATTGATTACGACAAGTACGTTTTAAAACTAAAAGGTCTTATCCAAGCAGAGATCGAAGAGCAAACTTAGACGGCTTGCCTCCATTTTGTCTGTCTATTACTTGCCCATCTACAACACCAATATAGGTGGGAGATTGCTTTACGTCATACTTGCTTACATGATAGCTAGTTGGTGGGTAAGACATATCAGTAAAATTAAACTTTTCAACTACAATGTCTGGATTTTCAGCAGCAAACTCATCAATTACTGGCTCATGCTGCTTATAGTCCCAGCAATTGTCATTAAAAAATACGTATAGTTCTTTTGGCATGCTACCCCTTTTCGTTAAAGAACCAATCTACATACCCACGGCTTGGCATGTTATCAGGTGCTTTAAATAGGTCAGCGAACAATGCTTTGTCTTTTTCTTGATTTACAATTTTACGAGACCAGGAATAGCCTGCATCGCCACCCCAAGCAAGCCACATCACATAGCCCTTAGATGGGTTTGCCGAGTTGCCCCAGTCTTTGCCCTTCTTATCTACCTCATGACGAGAGAAATAAGAATACATTCTTTTAACGGTGCTTAGCGAGAGTGTCTCTCCATTAGCCAGCTGTCTAGCTCTAGTCCATCCCACGGCCGTTCCTGCACCCGTCGCTTTGCCATCTTCTTTGAACTTAATTGCCCTACGAGCAGCAGACCTAGCACCAGCAGGAGGAGAATATCCTTCAGCCTTTTCCATATCGCCTTCATAAACAACATCATCTCCATCTTCCCATAAATCATATTTCTTATCTGCTGGAACACAGTTTGGAACCATGCGACCATCTTTTTCTTTCATTCCACGCTGGACATAACCTTCCCAGCAAGCCTTTTCTACTTCTTCTGACATACTTGTATCTCCTGTTTTCTGCTTTGGAACTGGTGTAACAAAGTCTTTTTCTGATGCAGGATAGGGCTGTCCTGTAGCTGATGGCATACCATTAGAATCAGTCAAACTCTTCATGGTGTGCGTTTCAGGATTAATAACTGTAGCATCCTGATACATCATTCCTATGCTATATGCCGTAGCTTCCCATCCTCCAGACTCTTTCTCTGTAAATATTCTAACAGACATTGCTGGATTTTCAGGTGGCATAGACTCTAAGGCATACTCTTCCCCAGGCTGGCCCAGGGTTCCGCCCTCCCACATAATGTGCTCTACACGTCCGTGAATCATGCCCTCAGAAGTTTGCCCCATTACAAAGTCACCTTCAGATAAAGAATTTTTCTTGACCTTTGGCCACTCTTCAGGATTTTTAATTCCTACACCATTGCTATTGATCTCTCCAGACTTTTCTTCTGATTGATTAATAGCATAAATTTGTGCCATAGCTTCTTCTTTAGTGTCGTGGCAGCCCATAACTTCCCCGCCTTCTTTTACAGCAGGGTATCCGCTACATCCGTAGCTGCCTTTTTCTCCGACACTATAAGGCACTATTCATTATCCTTCTTATTATCTGCTTTTGCACCAAAATAGCCACCGATGATACCAATGACACCACCAAGGGCAGTCTGTACCAAAGTCATAACGTCAGCAGAAACGTCTACTGGTTCTCCTGTGGTAGCGGTTTCAATCCCTGCAACTACGTAGTCACCCACGATTGCAATGATGATGGCAGCCATAACACCAGCTGCAAGCACAAACATGATCTTTTCTTTTAACGAATTCATAGCAACAATTATAGCATGTGTTATAATTATCTAATGCAAATTAATAAAGATAATAATCTAATTACGATTTCATCATTCATGGCTGGCTCAGAGCAAGGATTGTACTTGTATGAAAACAAAAAGGCCGATGATGATGAAAAAGTTTTTAAGATTAGTGGGGCTTACGGTCCCAACTCTCCGTTGGGAATGGTAGTTGAAGAACTAAAAAAAAGATTATCAAAAAATATTTCTACATATCTTCAGATTGGGGCTGATGAGGTTTCTGTAGAGGGGTTTGATGTGATTTATAGAGATCATCTTGACCTAGAGTACCATGACTCAGATTATTATTGCGTAATTCCCCTAATAAATGATGAAACAATTTGTTTAAAAGAAGACAGGTATGAAATTTCAGCTTTATCTGCAAGCATTTGGGACACAAAGGATTGCTCAGACGTTAGTGTGCTGCTAGAATCTGAAAATAAATTTATAACAGCATCAATAAAAATGCCCCCACACAGGAACCTTGGCGTAGCCCAGTCAAATGGGTAACTAATCCATCCTAAGGCAGGCACCCCTTGCCCGTGTGTGGGGGACTATTTAATTATACACTACCTAATTTCTATTTTCTTAGGCTTCATGTCTTCTGGCATATTGCGGTGAAGATCAATGTATAAGATACCATCAAATGTTGATGCGTCAGTAATCTCAAAGTATTCTGGCAATGAGAATGAGCGAGTAAATTTACGAGTAGCAATTCCCTTGTAGATATACTCTTCTTCCTGGCCGAGCTTCTCTCCAGTTACGGTAAGAATCCCACGCTCTACAGACACATCTAGCTCACCACGACTGAAGCCTGCAACAGCAAACTCCATAGTAAAGTGGTCATCGTTTACCTTCTTTACGTTATATGGTGGGTAATTTGTTTTCTGCATTGGTGCACCAAAAAACTTGTCGAATTCCCGACTAAGTTGTGCAAATGGATCTAGGTAAGATACCATCATATTATCATCTCCTTTATTAAGCGAGTTAGTTAACACTCCCATTAGGCGAGTGCTAAAAATATTATAGCATAAAAAAATAGCCCTAGCAATAACCAGGGCTACTTTTTAATTTAACTACCGAGTTTTCTTAGCAACTCCGCCACTGCCACCAGTGCCAGTAGCCTTGCGTGGTGTTGTGGCCTTCTTCTTTGTGGTCTTTGATGCAGTCGTAATCTTTTCAGATACCTGCTCTGCGACCACCTCTGCAACACGACCAAAGGCTGGGTCCTTCTTGTTCAGCCAGCGGATAAGTGTTGGTACAGCAGCAGCCCATACACCATTAAGAACGGTCAGCCACTCTGCAGTGCCTAGCTCAAATGGCGATGCCACTCCAGCAGTTGCAGTTGCACTAACGGTTAGTGCAAGAACAACTCCTAGCAAGTTACGCAGATAGGACTCTGCCATTGCCTTGTTGATTTCCATATTTTCTCCTTGTTGATCTACCATAAAATGTGTCCAGCTATTTGTTCGTGATGCCCTACACACATAGGTAGTTGTCTACCTTCTAGTGTAACATATACCCCATCAGACATTTCTGAACAACCAGATATAGAACAGCAAGGAATGCCCTCTATTGTGCACTCCTCCATTCTGTCAATATCTTTTAATGGTAGCATTTTTCTTTTATTATTTTACCACATCATTATCGTTTGGTAAAAAACTAATTAATTTATTATACGCACTAGACTCTAGCTCTGAATCTTTTGCTTCTGTTGCAGTCTTAAGTTCTAGTATTGTTTCCTGGACGTTTGTAATAAAGCCAAACGCATCCTCTCTTGAATCAGAAAGAAACTTAATAAAATCATTTTCTGGTATCTCCGATATGTTCTTAGACTCTGCAACTTCAGATAGCCTTGTTGACAAAATTTCAATATCATTATAGGCCTGAGTCAGTTCTTTAATGAGATTAATTTTATCATTGTACCCCACAGCAATCTGAAATAGGGCTAGGCAAAAAAGCACAAGAAGCACTGCAAGAGGAATCAGCTGTCCGAGATCAGGCATTTGCATACTCCATGGCGTGAGTAGCCCAGAAGTACTGGCAGGTATCACAACAGGGCTTGTTATTTGGGCTGATAGAATCAATATAAAATGCATGGTAATACTCAGGGTCTTTCTTATAAAGGTTTGCTTTATGTGTTGTAGTAATACGACTCATGGTTTCTGAGTTTTGGTACCATACGGGGTAACCACTTCCCCACTCAGATACATATTTTGCACGAAGACTAATTAGGTTATCTTTGTTTTTGTCTGTTTTAATTCCTCTTCGATTTGCTTCACGGATCATGGCAAGAACATAATCAAACAAAGCTATCTCGTGACCACGCCACATCTTAACTGCAGGGTGGTTTCGCCATCCTGCAAATGGGTCCTTGGTGGACAGCACTTTAAGAATTTGGTAACACTCTAAAATTTGTTTATTTAATCTCTTAGAGTCAAGCATATTTGCTACCGTATCAAAATCTTTTGAAGGCAAAAATGTTTGCAATTTAATTAACTTTCTTTAGTGCATTAATAAGCTCATCTACACTGACGGCTTGGCCAGCGTACTTAGATAGGTTATTGATAAGTGCTTCTCGCTCTAGCTTGGCACCGTGAACAATCAACATGTTGGCAACCTTAAGCTGCTCTTCGCTTAGAGAAAGCTGCTTTGCTGTGTCTACTGCTTCCTCTACAGGATCTTTCTTCTTTGCCATTATTCCTCTTTTCCGCCCTCTCTCACAAGCAGGACTATTGCTCCGTTATCTTCTAACGCCTTTTTTACTCTTACCATATATTCTACCGCACGTCGCTTGTCTTCGTCAAGCAATTGCATAAAACTTTTTTCACTTGCTCGTACTGTTAAAAAGTATTCATTATCTTCGATCTGTAGCCCAAAGCCCTTCGGGCGATGTTGATCAAGAGAATGAAAGGCTCTTCTCATATTATCTGTGTACAAGGGCTCTCCTTAATCTTTTTTTAAGATCTTTGCTATTTTTAACCCTTATTACATGTCCCCCTGAAAGTTGTGCTGCAATAATTCCTACAGGACTATCTTCAAAAATAACAGTTTCTTTGCCGCTAATGTTAAAAAAGGACATTGTTTTTATATATATCTCTGGGCTTGGCTTGGCCTTATTTATCTCATCGTTTCCAATATAAAAATCTACTAGGTCTATCAAGCCCAGGCTGTCTAGCATGGCTTGTACGGTCTCTGAATGGCTGTTGCTGGCAACTGCAATCTTAGACTTCTTAGCAACCTTTTTAAAAAGTTTAACAAGCTTTGGGTCTTCCTTGACCAGGGCAACCTCGGACATTGTAATCTCTTGCTTTTTCTTAAGAATGCTATCAGAAAGGTTGTCTTCAATTCCTAGCCTTTTTAGTTTTTCTTTGCTTGGGATTGCCATTTGAATAATTTTATATCCATCATTAGTAATTTCATAATTAGGTGCAAACATTTTAATAGAGGCTACCAGTGACTGCTGGTGCATCTCCTGGCTGTCTACCAAAACCCCATCTAAATCAAAAATAAATAGTTTATACATTAATATCAAGACCTTCTATCTTATCTATTATACCACTGCCAATGCACTAGCAGGTATCATCTCTTATCCGTATCTGTTGTAAGAATTTTCCAAACATTGCCCCACTCTTTTTTGTTTCTATGATTATTAAATTCCCTAGAGACTTTGCCATTTTCTAAATAAACTCCGCCCCAAACACCCCACTCTTTTTGAGAAACTCCAATTGCAAAACAATTTCTTTGCACTGGGCAACCAAAACAAACAGAATCAACTCCTGGCCTTAATGTTGGGCTTTCTTCATATTTTTCAAAAAAGAGGTTGGTGTCAAAGTGCTTACATGCGGCTTCGTCTTTCCAACCGTTATTTATCATTTTGTCCTGCCGAGGAACCTCTCTGGGATATCCCATCCCATTTCGGTAACCTTAAAACGCCTATTCATATACCACTTGCCCTTAAAAAAAGATCCATAGGGTGACATCCAAGCGGTGTCAGATTGATAGAAGTGGACAACATCCCAGCTTTCCCATCGTAAAGACCTGTTTTTACGAACAAGGTCTTCCATTTGCGATAAAGAATTTATTTTCATTTCTTTACTCCATCTAGCCGAGCATAGAACGTCTAACTATCTGTAGACACTAATATCTATAAGCTTCGGCCTCTATATTTTTTTGATCAGCATACTCGCACAGTTCAGAGAGAGGCTCCTTTGGCGAGCAGAAGTATAAAAACATGTCAAAGTCATGAATGTTTTCCTTAATCCACTTGGGGGGAACTGTCCTAACTACTGCCCGAACTCCCCTAGCTTTAAAATTAGAAACATTAACAAACTCGTGGGCCATGCTATTAATATTTGCGGGACCAGCTGCGTATATCGTAAACTCTTTATCTCCGTCTTTCATTAAAGATAGGGCCCTTCCCATACCCCTAATGAACACACTTTGATATTTGTTAAAGCTTTTAGTTCCCTGGATTCCCAGAATCATTTTGCTTCCCTTCATTAAGCTGATCAATTACATAAATGATTCGCTTTAATTCTACCTCATCCATGCCCATTGTGTCAACCCTTTTTGTAGAATTTCTGTCGAGAGAGCCGTCGATCACCTTAGCAGTGTGAAGCCCTCCCTCTGCAATCCAGTAGGCTTGGTTTTCTAAGACATAAATCTTAAGTGTAGTTTTATCGAAGTAGTTCTGAGACTGTCTATTTTTCTTTGTTCTAGTTTTATAAAAAGGAAGGTAAGACCATTTGGTTAACTCAAACTTATGAGTTTGAGAAAACCTTATTCTAAATTTTGGTTCTAGGGCAACTTTGTTTTTATAGATCCTAGATAAAATATAGAAGCAAAAGGTGGTCAGTAAAAATCCTAAAACAAAATCCATAATTATTCACTCCTCATTGCCTCTTTTATATTAGCAAGAAGTTGCCTATAGTATGGTGGTAGCTCCTCAAGAGCATTTCGATTTAATGCCTTTGCCGTAATGTTTATTAGCGGGTTTTCTTCTAATATATTAAAATCTAAAAAGCCTAGCTCCCACAAGGTACGAACATCATTCTGTATGTTGCCAGCTAGCCTCTCGTGCATTTCTGGACTTACTTCTGGAAGCTTTTTAGTAAAATTAAAAAGCATTTCCCCATCTTCGTCCATGCCAGCTGGCTCCATGGCACCTTCAAGGATTAGCTTATCAAAAAAATCTGGGTCATTAAACGGCACTATCATTCAAAAACCACCCTCACAGCTGCCACTGAGAGCTCCTCAGCAGTCCATAGAGAGGTTTTAGAGCCTCCGTCGTATAATTTTGCAAGGCCATTTACATATAACTGATCATTAATGCTAGAGATCGAGGCCTCTGTAAGCCAGAGTGTTCCAAGGTATCTTCCATACTTGTCTGGCTTTGTTACTTCAATTAGAATAATTTCGCCTTCAAGCTGGTCAGCCATTGTCTTTTTTGTTGCCTTGCCCAGGGGATGCTTCTTTTCTGCAGTATCAACTCCCAGAAGCCTAATTCTTTGCTTTACCCAAACATCAAAACCTAAATCAATAAGCATGTCTATGGTGTCGCCATCAACTACCCGAAGCACTTCTGCCCAATACTTATACATCTAGCACCCCCAATGCCTTTTTAATCTCAGCATGATTTTTGTAATACTTTGTATCTTCTATAACATTACTAAGCATAATATCATTAATATTATAACCCCGTAACTCAGTAATTTTAGACAAAAGGGTTTCTGAATTTCCAACTAAAAACTTATTTTCAAAGTCCCCCTGACCATAGAAAGAGTCGGCCAGGCCTTGGGCATCTTTAATTTCAGATCTCAATATAACTGGCAGGTTAATCATAAGTCTAGGAACTTTAGCCAGCAGCTCTTCTTTATTAGACATAAAATTTTCATATGTCATGGCAAGCATAAGGTCATGCTTTTGACAAAGCTTAATTGCAATTTCGGAGGAGCTTCCTATCATACAAATAGGCTTATGCTTTAACACTGACCTGTTTAAGAATTTATCTAAAAAGATTGATAAATAGTTTCGTCTATACTCTAGATTGGCAACCAGGGAGGTGTCATAGTGGATTATGCCCTCCAGGTTTTCATTTTCATAAAAATTTCCAGATACAAAATTAAACATAAATCTGCCTGGAAAATTACTCTCAAGTGCTTGAGCAATCATTGCCAGAAGTTCTGGACTAATGGTGTGTGGTCTAACTGCAATATTATAAGTTATAGAACTTTGTTTTAAGTTTGAAATTGCCTGAACAAATAAATCTGGATTATTAGAATTATAGGTTAATAGCACAGAGCTATAACCTATTTCTTCCAACTCTTTTGATAAATTTTCAATACTATCAAAATCGTTATTCTGCATCCAGTGGATATTCATATTTGGTCCTAGTCAAGAAGCCTATTTTCAATTAGCCTGTCTCGTTCATCTATTACTTGATAGGCAAACTTCTCTAGGTTTGCCCAGCCAATTGCGTTGTCTACAATTCCTTCATAGTGATGACCACAAAAGGTGAGCTCTCCGCTAACGCCAATTGCTTTTACGTAAGCCTGTGCACCACAATCTCTGGCATCACATCTATCGGTTGCAAATAGTGTTGCTTCTTTTTTAGTAATAACTTCCATATATCTATTCTACTTATCTGTTGAATAAAATCCAGAACCGTTGAACTGGATTGATGGTGATTCATAGCTTCTAATTAAGACATTACCACAACCCTCGCAAAAGTAAATGGGTTCGTCTTCTTTTATGCTACGAATCTTTTCAACAGATACGTCGCAACCAATGCATGTGTAAGAATATGCTGGCAAACCCACTCCTAGTCTAGCTTGATAATGTCACCTGGATTTAGTTGCTTATTGGAATTAATTCTTTGCAGCTTTCGATAGTCAATACCAAACTGCTTTCCGATCTTCCAATAAGAATCTCCAGACTTTACAGTATACATTCTCTTAGTGGTTTTGTCAATATTTTTTCCAGGATCTAGCCTTACGATATCTCCAGGCTTGAGTGGCTTATTCTTGTTAAGTTCTTGGAGCTTCTTGTAGTCAATTCCATGCTTTTCACCAATGCTATAATACGACTCCCCCTTCAACACCTTGTGAGTTTTTGGTGTTGCTTTTGGTGCAGCCTTTTTGGGAGCTGGCTTAGCTGGCGTAGCTTTTGCTGCTGGCTCCTTAACTGTTTTAATAGGTTCGGTTTTAACTGACAGTGGCTTTGTGGCACCCTTGGCGGTTCCAGCCGTGCCCTTCTTTGTAGAAGCCTTTTTTGCAGCCTCTTCTTCAGCCACCATTTGCTTTTTAATAAATGCTTTTAAGTCCTGCACCTTGCCATAAAATACAGACTTTGGGGTTGAGCCCAAAGTTGCATGCAAATGAGGACCACTGCTAGCAGAACCCGTTGACCCCATCAAACCTACAGTCTGACCCATCTTAACCTTATCTCCAGCCTTTAGCGTAGGCTCTTCTAGAAGATGAGAGTAACCAATATACCAGGTCTTTCCTTCAGCCCATCCAGTCTGTACCAAAACCCAGCCGAGGACGTTGCTCCACTTTACCAGAGAAACGGTCCCGCTTGTTACAGCTGGGATCTTTGTGCCCGAAGGTCTTGACCAGTCAACCCCACGGTGTGGGCCCAGGTTATTTGCAATTCTAAATTTACTACGAGTACCAAACTCTCCCGTTACATACTTGTCAGCAAAGGGTAGCTTCCATGTTGCCATAAATAAATCTCCTTAAATCTTTATCTATTATACCATAAAGAGCCTCCTGTCAGATTCGAACTGACGACCTACGCATTACAAGTGCGTTGCTCTGGCCAGCTGAGCTAAGGAGGCCGATTTGATATTTAGGCTATATCAAATCTATCTAGCATCATTACTTTGTTCCAGGCAATTGCAAAGTCACTGGCCAGCTTTTCAAGGCCATCGTCTGAGGCGTAAACTTCTGCCAATGCTCGAAGAACTGAGTGAGATGCAAAAATTAAATCAACCCTAGTGGCTGTAAATTTTTGTTCGCCAGTCTCTCTGTCGTGTCCAGCATACTGGTCTGTTGACCCCTCTACTGGTTTCCACGATATATTCATATCTAACAGATTAACAAAAAATTCATTTGAAAATTGTGAATGATCTGACACTAGGGAGCTTGGCTTGCCCACAGACGCACCTAGTGCCCTCATGCCTCCAACTAGGGCAGTCATTTCGGGTGGCGTAAGTCCTAGAAGTGCTGCCTTCTCAATTAGCAAATTCTCAGGCTTTTTGCCTTCAGCCCCTTCGTCAACCCAATTCCTAAAGCCATCTGCAATTGGCCTCAGGTGGTTGGCAGATGACTGGTCAATTTTTTCCTGAGATAATTGACCACGACCACCAACATATCTAACTGATGTCTTTATTCCAGCCTTGCTGAATGACTGATCAATTGCTACCTTGCCTGCAAAAACAATTAAATCTGACATAGAAATTTCTGAACCTGAAGCTACACGAATTTCATTTAGAGAATTTAGGGTGTTTCCCAGAACTTCTGGCTCGTTTACGGCCCATCCAGAATATGGCTCTAGCAATATTCTACCGCCATTTGCACCACCTCTTTTATCTGTTTTTCGATAGGTGGATGCAGAGGCCCAGGCAGCCTTGATAAAGTCATGCATTGGAGTCTTAGAGTTAATAATAAGTTCTGTGATTGTTTCGGCATCCTCAGAAGACAAAAACATTGGTGACTCTGATTTTGGAATTTGCTCTTGCCAATCTAGGATAGTGGTTGGAACATCGCTACCGTAATATCTAGACGTAGGGCCCATGTCTCTATGGGTTAGCTTAAACCATGCTTTTGCAAAAGTCTCAGAAAAATAATCAAAGTCCTCTAAAAACTTTTTACAAATCTTGTCGTATTCATCGTCTCCAAATCTCAGTGCTAGATCTGTGGTAAGCATCTTTGGCTTTACAAGAACACCTGGAAGGTGAGCATGTGGTGCCATATCTTCTTCATCACAATCTAGTGGTTCCCATTGCACTGCTCCTGCGGGGCTTTCAGACTTCATCCACTGATACTTATAAATAAGTCTCAGGTAGTCATTATCCCATTTAATTGGATTCGGGGTCCAGGTTACCTCAAGACCAGAAGAGATCGTATCTTCTGAGTGCCCCTTGCCCTGGGAGTTTGCCCATCCAAGTCCGACAGCCGCTGGATCCTGAACGGCCTCTGGCTCTGGACCGACCTGTGCAGCATCACCAGCACCGTGAGTTTTGCCGAAGGCGTGGCCACCAGCAATTAGAGCTACAGTCTCTTCATCATTCATTGCCATGCGAGCAAATGTAGTTCGAATATCAGCAGCAGATGCCTTAAAGTCTGGGTTGCCATCTGGGCCTTCTGGGTTTACGTATATAAGCCCCATTTGTACAGCAGCCAGTGGGTCTTCTAGGGTGTCAGCTTCTCTAGACTCATGGTATCTCTTGCTTGCTAGCCACTCAGTTTCCGTGCCCCAGTAGGTGTTGTCTGGCTCCCAAACATCTTCTCGGCCTCCCGCAAACCCCCAAGTTTTAAAGCCCATGTCTTCAAGGGCAACATTACCTGCAAGAATCATCAAGTCTGCCCAGGAAAGTTTACGCCCATATTTCTTCTTAACTGGCCACAATAGGCGACGAGCTTTGTCAAGATTTACGTTATCTGGCCAAGAGTTTAGCGGTGCGAAACGCTGCAAGCCTTCTCCGCCACCGCCTCGGCCATCCTGCACTCGGTAAGTTCCTGCAGAGTGCCATGCCATGCGGATAAAGAATGGTCCATAGTGACCAAAATCTGCGGGCCACCATGGCTGGGAGTCCTTCATTACATCAACAATATCTTTCTTAACTTCATCTAAATCTAACGTAGAGAATTCCCTTGCATAGTTAAATGAGGTATCCATTGGATTACTCTTTGGAGAGTTGTGTAGTAGCGGTTCCAGGGAGGTTACTTCTGGCCACCAATCATTATTTGAGGTTCCTGCAGAATTCATTGGTTTTGTATCTGCAACAGATGAAACATGATCAACTGGACACTTTGCTTCTTCAGTCATTATTTATTTTCTTTCTCTTCAAGTAGTTTTTCGATTACTTTTTCGGCTACCATTTCTGCAAATTTTTCTTGCTGCAACTTGGTATCAAACAATTCTGGAATTCCCATTTTTTCCTATCTCTAGATATTAATTATATCACAGGTAGTCCGTACGGGGATCGAACCCGTGATCTTCTGCGTGAAAGGCAGACGAGATAACCGCTACTCCAACGGACCTAGAGTAAAAAGTTTACCATAGCATACTTAGTTCCGCAAGTAACTTTTTTTGCAGAGTGGGCATACGTCCAATTAGAGGGAAACAAAAGGTATGTGTTTGGCCTTGGCTTAATGGTTAAATCAAAATGTTTAAAGTAAAGCTGCCCATCACAGTAGTCATCATTAAAATAGTAAACTCCAGATAAGGTTCTTCTGGAATCTGGAACATCATCTATATGGTTAGCAAAATGATGGCCTTTTTCATACTTTAAAAACTGAAGCCACTCTCTTTCATAAAATACTGTGTCAACCACATAATAATCTAAATAATCTTTTTCGCATTCTTCAATTGCATCTACAAACCGATTCCTCCAAAAAAGCATTTCTTGATTCTGAATTTCTTCACGAGTTGGAAGAAAGAAAACTTCTACTAGCCTTTCCATTTCGTGTCCATCTTTTTTAAGATATCTTGATGGTGCAGCTATGCCTGGTTCCCACAACGAACCGTTATTCAAAACATTGATAAAGCCCATAGGACTATCTACAACATTCTCATATTGAACTATTCCTGGAGCTAATATTTGTTTTTCCATGCGACCTGGATGGGACTTGAACCCACGACCCCCACCGTGACAGGGTGGTGCTCTAACCAACTGAGCTACCAGGCCAAAGCTCCCCCTCGTGGATTCGAACCACGAACCTTAGAGTTAACAGCTCTCTGCTCTGCCGTTGAGCTAAGGGGGAAGGCGGTTACTGATGAATAAATTTGACTACGTGGCAGCAGGGATCTCCGCCGTCTTCCCACTCTGCCTCTTCTTCTGGTGTCATGTATGCGTCACCATCATGAGTAAAGCAAAATGTAGGCGTAATCCAGCCTTCGTCAATTCCGTGCTGAATCCACTGATGCACGTTGTCGAATTCCATTGACATAGCAACCTCTTTTCTATGTCAATTATACATTAAGAATGAGTGCAGTGCAAGTGTTAAGACTATTCTTCTGAGGCCCTTCTAAATGCCGCCTCAATTTCTGCATCAGACAAATAGCCGTCGTTTACGTAGCCACGTGCCAAATCTTCTAAAACATTTGCAACGCCCAGGATGCCCGCTAGCAGTACAGTTTCAATAACATCTAGGCCAATAAGTGCACCACCACCAATTACGGCAAATGCATTAAGTGCAAAAGTAGCTAAAATTCTTTTAAATATTCGCCAAAGCTTTCTCATAGTTATATCTCCAATGCATGCGAGTGCATGCTAATATAATTATAACTATACTATTTAACTACTAAAAATCCCAGTCATCATCGGTTGTGGCCTCGTGCTTACCAATTACGTAAGACGATCCAGAGCCTGAGAAGAAGTCATGGTTCTCGTCTGCATTAGGGGACAGTGCAGCAAGAATTGCAGGACTTACTTCAGAAATTTCTTTTGGAAACAGCGGGTCAAAGCCTAGGTTCATCAGGGCCTTGTTGCCGTTGTAGTGCAGGAACTTCTTAACATCTTCAGTTAGCCCTAGCTCATCATAAAGATCTCTGGTGTACCTAACCTCATTGTCATACAAGTCCATTAAGAATCTATATGCCCAGTCTCTAATTTCGTTTTGGCTTGTCCAGTCAAGCTGGTTATATGCCTTCTGGAACTTATACCCGATATAGTAGCCGTGCACCGCTTCGTCTCTAATAATTAGTCTAATTAGATCAGCAGTGTTTGTTAGCTTTGCCCTAGAAGAAAGCCACATGGGCCAGTAGAATCCACTGTAAAACAAGAATGACTCTAGGAATGTAGAGGCAATCTTACGCTTTAGTGGGTCATTGCCCCTATAGTATCCTAAAACAATGTCTGCTTTCTTCTGTAAATATTCGTTATCTTCTGACCAGCGGAATGCCTCTTCAATTTCTTCTGTAGAAGTAAGTGTTGAAAAGACGCTGGAGTAGCTCTTTGCGTGGACGGACTCCATGAAGGCGATGTTGGTGATTACAGCTTCTTCATGCTGAGTTCTGGCATCTGGGATCAGGCTCATGGCTCCAACGGTTCCCTGAATGGTGTCGAGCATGGTTAATCCAGTAAAGACACGCATGGTGAGTAGCTTCTCATTGTCTCTTAGCGTAGACCAGGACTGTATATCGTTAGACAGTGGGACTTTTTCTGGCAGCCAAAAATTTTGAGTTAGACGATTCCAAACGTCTAGATCAATTGGGTCTTCAATTTTGTTCCAGTTTACTGGTCTTGTTATAGCTGACATGATACGCATCCCTCCATTTCTGTTCCTTCTAGTGCATTCTGTCTAATGCGAATATAATAAATAGTTTTAATACCCTTTTTCCAGGCATAGATTTGTGCCCTGTTTACGTCACGTGTAGTTGCAGTATCCTTAAAGAATAGGGTTAGTGACATGCCCTGGTCAATGTGCTGCTGTGCAGCTGCATAGATATCAATAATTTTTTCAGGACCAATCTCGTAAGCATCAGTAAAATACTCACGGTTGTCGTTAGTTAAGTATGGTGCTGGATAATAAACACGGCCCATTAGACCCTCTTTACGAATCTCAATCTGAGAAGCAATTGGGTGAATTGAACTTGTGCTGTGGTTAATGTAGCTAATTGATCCTGTTGGTGGCACAGCCTGCAGGTTCTGGTTGTAAAGTCCGTGGTCCTTTACAAAATCTCTTAGCTCTTTCCACTCCCTCTTGGTGGGAACACCAATTTTGGCTTCCTTAAATAGCTTACGTACCTTGTCAGTTTTAGGTACCCATTCCTCATTAATGTACTTATCAAAGAACTCCCCCGTAGCATACGTGGAATTTTCGAAGCCCTCAAAGGCCTGGCCCCTATCCTTTGCAAGGTGAGCGGACGCACGGAGTGCGTGGTAGAGTACGGTGAGGAAATAGATATTCGTGAAGTCGAGTGATTCTTCGTCTCCATAGTGCATTTTCTCCTTTCCAAAATAGCCATGCAAATTCATTTGCCCTAGCCCAATGGCACGGGACTTTTTGTTGCCTTCAGCAACAGACATTACTGAATCAATATAAGATAATTCAGATACAGCGGTAAGAGACTTAATTGCAACCTCTACAGTCTTGGCAAAGTTTGGCGACTCCATTGCTTTAGCAATATTTAAAGAGCCAAGGTTGCAAGATATATCCTTACCAATCTTTTTATAACTCATGTCATTCTTATATGTGGTTGGGGTGTTCACCTGCAGAATCTCGGAGCAGAGGTTTGACATGTTGATGCGGCCCTGGATCGGGTTTGCATTGTTGACCGTGTCCTCATACATCACGTATGGGTAGCCAGACTCGAACTGCAGCTCAGCAATTCTTTGTAGCAAGTCACGTGCTTTAACTTTTGACTTGGTAATACGTGGATCGTCCACCATTTCTTGATATAGCTCTGTTATGGAAATATCTGACATGGGCTTTCCATAGACTCTCTCAACGTCGTATGGGGAGAACAGGTACATGTCCTCGTTCTCTTTAGCAAGTTGCATTGTGATATCTGGAATAACTACACCGATAGACAGGGTTTTAATTCTAATCTTCTCATCAGCATTCTCACGCTTGGTGTCAAGGAATCGCATAATGTCTGGGTGGTGAGCGTTTAGGTAGACGGCTCCAGCTCCCTGACGAGCTCCTAGCTGGTTTGCATAGGAGAAACTATCCTCCAAAAGCTTCATCACGGGGATGATGCCTGAAGACTGGTTCTTAATCTTTTTAATTGGTGCTCCTAGCTCACGTAGGTTGGTTAGGTTAAGCCCTACTCCACCTCCACGCTTTGACAGCTGCAAAGATGATGCTACTGCACGAGCAATAGACTCCATGTTATCTTCGACACGAAGGAGGAAGCAAGAAACAAACTCGCCACGCTGCTTCTTGCCTGCATTTAAAAAGGTTGGTGTCGCAGGTTGGAAGCGACCAGTAATAATTTCATCAATAATTTCTTGAGCAAACTTTTTGTCACCACGGGCTAGCAGTAATGCATTCATTACGACACGGTCTTCGAATCTTTCTAGGTACCTGTCGCCAGCAAAGTTTTTGAGTGCATACTGGGTATAAAACTTATAGGCACCCACGAAGGTCGGGAATCTAAACTTATATGAGTAGGCATGCTTAAACAAATCTTTTAGATCTTCTGGAGAGTATTGCTGCAATACCTCTTTATCGTAATATTCTTCTTCAGCTAGGTACTCTATCTTTTCTTCGATGCTGTGAAAAAACACAGTATTTTGATTTACGTGGTCTAGGAAGTATGCCTTTGCAGCGTCCTTATCCTTGTCAAACTGAATTTTATTATTGCTATCATAAATGTTTAGCATTGCATTAAGCTCATGGTAGCTTAGCTTATTCTCCATATAATATTTCCAACCTTTTCTTTACTAGTTCTACATCTTCGGGTGTCCCCGTGATCTCTACCCTGGCAATAATGGGTACGCCAGTTTTAGCAGAAATCATATCTGCTGCCTTGCAGTAATGTTCGCCAAAGTTTGTATTGCCAGTGCCTATAACACCACGCAACAAATCCCTATTGGCAGGATTATTAAGAAAAACCCTTACAGGTTTTGGAATGGCTGGTCCTTCTGCTCCGCCGCCGTAGGTCGGAACAACCAGTATATAGTCC